CCCGGTCGCCCTGTTCGATGATGGCCGTGAGGATCGCGTCGGTCAGGGTCGAGCCGGTCAGGTTCTTCAGCTCGCCCGTGGTGCAGTAGGTCACGCGCCGACCTCCGGTCGGTACTTCGGGTCGCGGATGTCGTACTCAGTCGGCACGCCCGTCGGGTCCACCGGCGTCGTCTCGGAGAGGAAGTACTCGGACGGGACAAGCCCGGCCGGCACTTCGAGCCATGCGAGTTCCGCGGCGGTGTACGCCTCGGGGTGCTCGACGGCGTCCGCTCGGTCAGCGGCCCATGTGCGGGAGAGGTATTTCCCGCTGCCCTGGGTGCTGATGACCATGCGCGGCGCCTCAGAACTTGATGCGTGCGCCCGCGTTCTCCTGGATCGTGCCGACGGCGACGCGGGCCGAGACGACGGTGTCGCGGAGCATCCGGGGGATGTTCTCGTACGACTTGACGGTGATGTCCTGCCGGATGCCGATCATGGTCGAGTTCTGCGAGTCGTAGACGACCGCGCCGAGGTTGTCGTTTTGCGCGTACGCCCACGAGGCGGCGGTCGTGTGGACGACGTTCGAGACGAACGCCTGGAGCCCGAGCAGGTTCGGCAGCTTGCCGGTCATGACAGTGTCCGCGCCGCTGTAGCCGGTCGGGACGAACTCGGCCATCAGGCCGGCCTTGAAGCCGGGGCACATGACGATCCGGTCGGGCATGAACCCGTCGGCCTCGACCTTCGCGATCGCGGCGGCGATTGCCTTGATCCCCTGGTTCCCGCTCGATCCGGCGGTGTCGTGCTCGTTCGCCGAGGATCTGTCGACGAGCTCGACGACCGCCATCTGGTTGATCTTGTTCTCCAGCTTGGCGCCGGCCTTCCGCAGTTCGAGCTCGATCACCGGATAGTTCGCGTCCGCGATCGCCTCTTCCGTGATGACGGGCCGCTCGGCGATCTTCTTGGCCGTGAAGGTGACCTTCGAATAGTCCTGCGTCGAGATCGGGACTTCGGCGCCCTCGGCGACCTCGCGGGCATACGACCCGACCTCGCCGACGGGGATGTCGAGCGTGCCCGTGCTCATCGGCAGCACGTTCAGCGCCTGCCGCATGATCTTGTACGGCTCGGCGCCCTCGACGACGGTCGCGGCGATCTCTGTCTGGACCAGGTTCGTGGACTCGATCGAGGTCGAGAGCAGCAGTTCGCGGACGGGTTCGATCTTGCCGTCGTACCATGCGCCGAGCTCGCGGGGGATCGTGTTGACGATCTCCGCGCGCCGGGCGGGGCCGGGGTCGCCGATGGCGAGTGACAGGTATTTGTGGAGGAGTTTGGTCATGATGTCACCTTACGATGAGGCCGTCCAGATCGGCGTCATGTTCAGCAGGACGTACCCCTTCCCGCCAACGGTCTTTGCGCCGGCGGCGATGTCTTCCTGGCACTGGCCGATCGGGAAGAGGCCGGTGCCCTCGGTTCCGTGGCCGGCGATCGCGCCGTCCTGGACGGTGGCGCAGCCGGCGACAGTCGATACGCCGAGCCAGTCGCCCGCGTCGGCGGTGCCATCGTCGGCGGAGAGCTCGACCTTGACCTCGCTGCCGTTCCCGTAGACGAGGAACGACTCCCCCGCGGCAGCGCCGTAGGCGGCCACGCCGACGGGCGAGCCGAGGGACGAGGTCGCGGGGGCCACGGTCCTGCTCGCACCGCTCGTGGCGAACGCGACGATCTGCCCGGCGAGAATGACCGAGCCTGCGGTGTACGTGCCCGCGACGCCGATGCGCCGGGGCTTGGGGTCGAATCCGACCGGGATTGTATCGGTCATGATCTAGATCTCCTGGTAAATCTCGCCGTTCTTCGTCACCCATCGGGCCGGAACGGTCAGCTCGCGCGCCGGCTCGGCGGGTGCGCCGGCCTTCGGCATCGGCGTCTGCTCGATCTTGAGCAGGCGGGCCTTGATGCCCTCGAGCTCGCGCAGCTCGTCGCGGAGCGCGTCCACGTCGGCCGCGATCTTCGTGTTCGTCTCCTGTGCCTCGCCAAGCTGGCGGACGAGGTCCGCGTTGGCGGTTTCGAGTTCGGCGATCTTCGCCTCGAGTTCTGCTGTCATGGTGTCCTCTACAGGGTCAGTGGTCGCACATGCCGCGGGCGATTCGCCCGGCTCCGCTCCGGCTTCGTTGTGGCGCAGGGTGCACGTCGAGCAGGCGCCGCGGTTCACGACCGCGCCGCCCAGGAACGTGATCGACTGCATCTCGTACAGCTTCCGCTCGGCGTTCCACCGCTCGGTGCCGGTCAGTTCGGCGGAGAAGTAGTCCGCCTCGCCGGCCTCGATCATCGCGATGGCGCCGGGCGAATCCGTGCCCGGGAGCCCGTGCAGGACGAGGTCGCCGACCACGGCGTCATCCTCGAAGCGCGGGCTCTCGATCCGGCCGACCTTCTGGTTGATGGTCCGGGGCTGTCCGCCCGCGTGCCGTGACCAGAGAGACGAATCGGCCCAGTTGCCCGCGTACTCGCGGAGGGCGTCGGGGCCGTACGAGCACGGCGTCTTGGCCGCGCTGTCGGTCCACGTCCCGGCCGCCAGCAGCTTTACCGAACGAACGATCAGGGCGTCACCGGAGCGTTCGAGATTGGACGCAGAAGGGAGTTCGAAGAGGAGCTCGCGGCGGAACGTTCGGTCATCGGGTGACGGTTCGTCGCCGGGCATGTAGATATTTGATTCTTTGGCTAATAATTACGTTTGTAGTTGACTTGTTTAAAAAGAGAAACCGTATATATGTTAAAAGTAGTTAACCCGATGCGCGCGCCGGGGCCGCGGCCTTCGCCTTCTTTTCGGCCTCGCGTTCGAGCTTCCTGATATACTCCTGCACGGTCCGGGTCGAGCGCGATCCGTTGTTGTCGGCGCTGTAGTGTATGGCCAGATGCCGGGCGAGGACGGAGGGGAATTTCTCGCGCATGTTCTCTTTGATGAACGCTTTTTCCCTGTCGGAGAGCGGCTTGCCGGACGCCATCATCCCCACCACCCGCAGTCCTGCTCGTCCGCGCCCGGCGCGGGCGCGGGCGTCGGCAGGCCGTGCCGGATGAGCACGATGGCCGCCCAGACCGCGATGACCGGGGCGGCGAGCACGAACGCCGCCGCGCGGAGCAGGTTCATCGCGGCACCTCGATCACGGGCGCGGCGCCGCAGACGCATCGCGGATGCTGCGGGAGATATGGGAACTCGTCCGCGTCGTAGGTCTGCCCGATATACGGTCGGCAGATGTCGCACGGCTCCGGGCCGCCGAGGTACTTCATGCGCGAGACGCCGGCCTTCAGGTAGCGGCCGATCGCGGCGTCGTTTCGCAGCCGGCTCATCTCGGTGCGGGCGATCGTCTCGGCGCGGGTCTGCTCGACGTCGAAGAGGTCGCGCAGGGCGGCGGCGACGTCGGCGGGGGCGGTGCCCTCGCGGACGGACGCCTCGATCAGGTCGGCGATCCCCTGCCGGAGCGCGGTCGTGCCGTCCTCGAGCCAGGGGGCGAACGCGCGGCTCGTCGTGCCGTCCTCGTGGCGGGTCGTGACCTCGGAACCGCCCCGGTCGAGCTCGGCGCGGTAGCCCTCGACGAGGGCGAGCACGGCGGTGTTCACCTGGTCCCACCGGACGGGCAGCCGGAGGTGCTTGTGGGCGGCCACCTCGCCGGCGAGCCCGGCGGCCGTGGCCCGCTGGACGAGGGCCTTGGCGATCGTCCGCTGGTAGGCGGCGAGGGCGTCGTCGACCCCCTTCGGGAGCCGTGCCGCCATTCAGAGCCCCAGCGCCGCGAGGACGGCCGCGTAGGTCTCGTTCACGGCGCGGGCGAGGTCCGCGTCGGCCTGGTCGACGGGGTCGGCCGCCGCCTGCTCGCGCGGCACCTCGGGCGGTTCGGGGGGTTCGGCCGGCTCCTCGGGCTCCGGTTCGTCGGGCGCCTCGGTCGGGTCGATCCCAAACTGCTGCTGGATCCACTCGCGCGGGAGCACGGCGAACGGGTCGCCCGGGGTCGCGGCCATCATCTTCGAGATCCACTCCGCCTTCAGCGCCATGTCCTCCGGGCTCGGATCCTCGAAGACGATCCAGCAGGCACCGGGCCGGCCCGTGATCCGGTCGAACAGTTGCCGGCTCAGGGTCGTTGCGATCACGCGCTGGAGGGCCGCGATCCGGTCGTACCACGCGCGGAACCGGACGTTCGCTGTCGCCTCCGTCGATCCCGTCGCGTCGAGCCCGAGCTGTTCGGGGGGGACGCCGAGGGCGGCGCACAACCGCATGAGCATGATGTTATCGAACTCGCTCGCCCCGGTGATGCCGGCCGTATCGATGTTCGAGATCGAAATGTCCGGGCCGGTGATGAACTCGTTCTTGCTGCTGAGGTTCTCGAACTCTTTCCGCAGCCCCTCCAGGTCCGCCTCCGGCACCTGTTCGCCCGGTTGCCCGACGCCGACATGGTATTTGGGAAATCCATGCCTCTCGATCGCCTTCGCCAGACCTTCGTTGGTCTTGGCGTCTCTCAGGATCTCGTCGATGCAGACGGACACGAGGGAGCGGCCGTAGGGCGAGTTCGGCACCGGGTCGAGGTTGAGGTCGATCATCTCCTCCGGCAGGAGCAGGGGGCCGCGGGAGTCGTCGAACGTGTCTTCCTGCACGAACCGATACCCGACGATGTTGCCGTACCCGTCCTGCTCGATCCGGAACCGGGCCGGGTCGCGGAGCTGGACGGTCAGCCCGCCGCCGCGCAACGGGACGATCTCGGCCAACCCATTGCCGTGGACGTAGGCGTAATCGACGAGCATCGACACCA